AGCATTTTGACATAGGCTATTGCCGCATCAAATACATTGCTATCTCCCGGCACTGGGTAATATGTTTGTCTTAAAGTCATTAGTCCTTCCACATTGCCCAGACTGTCTCGCCTGGATTAAAAGGTATATTTGAATCAAAAGTAATCCTCCCTAATGCACTATTAAATAATGCAGTCCGATTTGATGGACTTCCCGTAGTGATAGGATCATAGACAGTACCCTCTCTAGCTATTCCCAGAATGGTCTTGCCTTGTAAGGTCTTGCCATACACTGATAAGCCTTGTATTGCGTTTTGCCCTGCTACCGTTACCCAGTAGTCTGAATCGACATCCTCATCCAAAGATGGGCTAGAGGGGCTGACATCCATTAAAAAGGCTCCAGTGCCGATAATGTTTACCGTACATTGTACAAATGATTGCACATCCCCAGAAATAGGTAGGTTTTGTATTAAGGCCTCGCCCTCAATAGTTCTAATATCCCCATCTAAGTTAGTAAACTCAAACTGCCATTCTAAAGCTGACCGCCTTACTGACTCTTGAATAAGATAGAAAGGGCTGTAACGATTTCCATCATTATTTGTTACAAGCACCCCAGAGGCAGAGCCAGACCAATCGGTTCTCCTTATTCGCCTTTTTGTAAATAAGCCATCATTGATAGAGGTCCTATTTATTATTTCATTGTTCAACTCAAAAGAGCATGACTTGGCACAAAATACCGGATAGTAATTGCCCTCTACCTTAATAGAGGCAATCATATTAGAACCCCTTACTACTTTACCATCGTTCATTCTTGTATATATTTGAACGAATGACCAGTATATGTTTTTGGGATAGTCGAATCGACCACCTCAATCATATAAAGACCCCATTCGCAGTTATCGGTATCCTGCTCATAATGTAGCAGCTTAAAACCTTTGTTTGTGGTAGCTGGGTGCGCATCTTTCTGTCTATACAAATGTAACAAATCTGGCAAATCTGGTTCACCATCATAGGTCTTGTCGGTGTCTAATCCATCCACAGTAGCCTCAAAAGCTGTAAAGACTCGGTTATATTGATTCCAGACCGCTTGGTTTTGATGCTGTCCATAAGGTAGCTGATCCTCTTGGGGTGGGCTACCTTGAAACTCTATTGAATCGTAAAAGTTGCCAGATAAAGTATAGTCATAGGCCTTTAACTGTGCTGCTCCTACCGTTTCGCTTTGTGTAGGCTCGGCAAAGGTTAAGATGGTCTTATTAGGGATAAGCGAGTATTCTACCGCCACAATGCGATACTTGCCATTATTAAGGCTAGTAAAGCTAACATCTACATAGTCGTTGATGTTAAAGTAAGGGGTATAAAAGCCATCCAAATTAACACCATTGCCAGCAGCAAAAATGGCATTGCCATTGTATAAGGTCTCGCCTAGTTCTGTTAGTAGTAATGCCCCTTTCATTTCGATTCTGGGAGCATCCGACATAAATACCGTTTCCTCTCTGACAGCCATGTTATCTACCTGTTGCTCAGAGATATGCTGCTGCCCTTTATATTTAGCATAAGAACCATTTACGCGAGGGGTTAGGTTTATGCTTAGATTGTTAAAGTAAATTGGGGCAAATATGTTAAAGTTGACTGCCAAACGAACCCAGATTTGTCCATCGGCTGGTACCTCTAGCTCTGAGCTGATATTTGTATATTTAGGCAGCTCATCAGTTGGGTCTAAAGCACTATCAAGATTAGTCCTCCACATCTCTGTAAAAGGATTATCTGATATTGAAGCAGTTAACGGCTTGGGCTTGCTTACCCATTGGTTAACGATTGCCGATGGGTTTGTGTTATCATATTGCCATGTATAGTAATTAGTATCGGCCTCAAGCCAAACATGGACTGGGTTGATTGTGTTTATATTGACATCTTGACCAACATCGACAGAGATTTGCAGCCTATCCCCTTTTTGAACATAAAAAGGTGTACTTTTTAGGTAGTGAATAAAGTCAGTGCCAGTTACATCATCATGCTCGACTACAAAATATCTCTCTTTCTCATAGCCGTACTCAAACTCCTTAATCAGCTCGCCTCTGGCTCCTGCTTGCTGATAAAGGTCTAACCAGACCCCACCAGTTCCATCCCCAGCTCTTGCCAATACCCATCCCTCAGGTCGATAAACCCCAGTGGAGTTGGCAGCAGTAGGATCAGGGGCAGAAACGACCTCACCCCTCTCAAAATCTATATTTTGTACAATCTCGGCTGGGTAGTTGTAGTCAAAGGTATGATGGACCGCTTTGTAAGGCCTTTGCAGGCTTAACCTGGCATCATCGTTCATAAAAGCCATGTCATACTGGGCTCCAATATCTTTGACCAGAAAGGGCGCATCAAAGGCTATAGGCTCGCCTGTATAGTCGAACTTACAAACCCTTTTTATCGCATAACCAGCCTCATCGGTTGAACGGATAAACCAGACATTCTTTTGCTGGCTGATATCGCAAAACTCTTTTAGTAGCTTTTCGAGTACTGAGCAGCAGTTCTCTAGTTCCCCTATGCTCGTTTCAAAGGTCTGAGCATTTAGGTAAAGCATATTGTAAAAATGATCTGCTGGCACATCGTATGTAGCCGAGACCTCTAGTAGATTCATTTCCACCCAGATAGGCAGTTGCAGCCCGGTCTTTTCTAAGCACCAGCTAATATATTTTATCAACGGATGCGGACCAGTTAAGTATCTGCCCTCGTCATCTGTTAAAGGTAAATCTCTCAAAAATGCTATGCCATCTGTGGCTATTAGCTCTAAGACATTGGGATCAGGCTGAAAGGTCTGCCCCAAGTCCGATATAGAAAGCCAGCCAGTAAACACTATCTCTGTGTCTGTACCGACCGCAATCTCTACTTTATATTGATTATCGCCACCACCAGCGAAGGTCATGGCATTGACATCATCATTAGTAAAAACCCTTAGTCGGCAACTTTTACTCTTAATGACGGTAAATTTATCTTCTGAGTTGTCAACGGTTTGAAATACGACAGGGGCATCGGCTGTCTCGAGCTCTACCTCTGTTAAATCATTTTCAGCAGTATTTGTAATCTTGATATAAATAGTCTGCTCATTCGGGCTATTGTCCGAATAATCTACTTGCGTATTAACAAAACTACCTAGATAAAAATTAGCCATTTACTCTTAATTGACTTCTTTGTGTTCTGGCATAAGCCAAAATAATATCTTGTCCTCTTAATGTTGTACCACCGCCTGACCTACCACCTAGCATAGAGGCCAATCCTTGACCAAAGCTAGGCAGCTCATCATTAGGTACAATAGTGCCAGCGACATTGGGCACAAATAACTCTGGGCCTCTTTCACCCACTAAGTATGTTTTATTGCCGCTGACTGGTCCACCTTCTGCCCTTGCGCCTCCAAAATTCTTTAGTAATTGCGAGGCAGCTATTGTGGCGATACCTAATCCGATGGCTGCTGTACCGGGTATCAAAATACCACCAGCACCCAATATTTTGTCGATTCCATCCTTTGCAATACCATAAGCTATCAAAGCCTTACCTATTGCACTAAGTAGGGAGCTGATTACATTCAATATGCCCTCACCAAAGTTCTCACCCGATAAAAGGTTACCTAAACTTTCACCGATACCCTCTAAACCTTGCTGTAAAGCATTTTGCAATGCTTGCGATAAGTTACTAGCAAACTCCGAAACAGCCTGATCCGCATCAGTAGCCACTAAATTAGGCTTGATGGGTATTTTTACATCTTTAGGGTCTGTCTGTATATTCTTTATTGCCTTTTGTAAGTCCGGCAATAAACCGCCAATTGGCCCAGCTAACTTAGCCTCAAATTCGCTAAGATTGCTAATGCCAGGTATTAACCGAAAATCAAATTGAATATCAGCAGTTCCACCAGTAGGTGTAGGTAACTCGATGCCAACTTGTTTAGTTACAATCTGAGATAAGATTCTATCCCTTTCTCTTAATTGTGCGGATAGCTGAGTATTTAAGTCAAGTTGTGTGCGTTCCTCTTTGGTTAATAACCTAGCAGCTTGTATTCTGCCATCTAAGCCTCTTTTAAGTCCTAAATCAATAACCTGAGTAGTGGCACCAGCTTTCTCTAGCTTTAGTATTTCAGTAGTAATGTCCTCAAGCTCTTTGGTCAAAATAGCGACCTCAGACCTTGCCACCAAGCTGGCCGTATATTTTTGATAGGCTAAGCTAAGCGCATTAACTAGATTTTCTTCGTTTTTAAGGTCGCCAAAATACTGAGGGTTAATAGCTCTGAGTTTTTTAAGAATCCCCTCTTTTTGACCCCTTGTTGTATTCTCTGAATTTAGGGCAATGATTAACTTATCAATCTCTACCCTTTCTCTGGCTATGCCCTCAAATATAGCCCTTTGCTCATCGGCTACTTTCTTACTTTGCTCGGCCAATTGCTTTGCAGATTGACTAGAGCTAAATAACCTATCCCCAAATGCAATGAGTAATGATGTAACGGTAGAAACCGCTAATGCAATACCTGCAGGACCAGCTAACTGACTTAATAAAGCCTTTAAAGCCCCTCCGGTAGTTCCAGTAGTGGCTTTTAGTTGCTGAAATGAACTAATTAAAGGGTCAATGTTATTGGCTATACCAATAAGACCAAATGGCGCATCTTGCACCACTCGGCTAAAGTTAGTTAAAGTAGATGTAGCTTGGCCTGTTACATTCGGTAAGGTCCTAATCTTTTGACCAGCATTATCGACCGCATTGCCTAACTGGACAGCATCTTTAGCAGTCTGGTCTAGCTCCTTGTTTAGTTTATCTAAACCGCTAACCGCACTACTGACATCAGCCGCTATCTTTATTTGCATCTCAGCCATTCTGCTTTGTTTTAAGCCGTTTTAAGGCCTCTTTCTCTTTCTTGGCTTTTAGTAGTGCCCTGATTTGCTCTTGATCTAAATCTGTCTTAGATTCAAGCTGCCAGCTATCCATGACAAACCTAGCCCCATTCCCTTTACCTATCAGAGCCTCGCATATTAAGGCTGTCTGAAACCTCAATAGGATAGACTCTGTCTTTACCTTTTCGATATACCCTTTTCTTAGCAAAAGGTACTCATCGACCTCCAAACCGTAAAAGTCAACCGGAAGCAGGCCAATCTGACCAAAGGCCTCCGACCTCATCTCATCCCAAGTTAAGGATTTGCCACTTGGGTTGGGGCTTCCCCCTGGTCTTTAGGTTTATTAGCCTCTACAAACTTATTGATAAGACTGGCAGCATCGGTTTCATCCATTGCACCGACCCAGTCTTGGACCTGCTCAATAGAGATAAACTCCTTAATGCCATTGACCTTGTTATAGCAGTTCAACCCACCATAAACGAGGCCGCAGATAAAATCAAATTGCTTGTCGGGCTTACTTAGAAGCTCAGACATTAACAGAGGGTCAGAAGATGTAGCCTCGCCGTAGAACTTTGAGAACCACATCTTACCGACATCCAATGTAACCTCTTTACCTCCGATTGTGTGTGTGATTTGTTTCATGTGTTATTAGCTTGCTGGTTCTGTATCAATGTCTCCCTCAATCTCGATGGTCATTGTGAATTTAGCAGTCTGACCGCTAACATTCTGCTGACCAAGAGCTGAAATCCAACCGTAGCCACCATGATAGATAGTCTCGGCTGAATCTGTCAAATGCCAATACTTTTTAGTGTTGTTGGCATACAGAGTTTGGAAATCATTGAACGAAGCCTCGTTAGCATCAGGAACTGTGTCAACTACCGCATTCAAGGTGAAACGGTTGTTCTGAGGTCCTAATACTTTTAAAGTTCCACAGTTAGTCTCATCACTAACTACGTTGCGGCTGCCATCGAATGATCCCTCACTCTGGCACACAGCCGACTTTCTTGCACTACTCGGGCTGTCTGAATATTCGATAAACATCACACTGCCGGAGATTGTTGTAGCATCTGCCATTTGTTTTTATTTAATTTTGATTAAGAATATGCTCATATCTGAGTAAAAGCCTAAATGTCTTTTCAGAGCCATCATCTTCGTAAAGTTCGGTCTCTGATTGTATGGTGATTTGTGTTATCTGATGGTCTGGTATGGTTATGCCAAAAGAATTAGGACTAAGAATAATCTCATCGTAAATCTCTTGGGCTATATCGTAAGCAGTCTTACTATTTCCTAATGTAGCGAATTTAGTTAAAATATCCACCACAATAATAGCAGATTGAAAAAATGCAGAGTTATTGAGGTCTGTCTGGGTGCTACCCTCTGACCTTATTAGTACATAGTTGCCATTTTGCGACAAAGGCACAGCATCCTTATAGACTGGCACAGAGATAACCCCATTAAGGGTCTGATACCATTCTGTCTTTAGGTCGTATAGTGCAGTCTTAAATGCCATCTAATACTCTTGTTACATTCGTTATCAATCTCTCTCTAACTATGGGTATCTGCTTAAAGAAAAAAGGCTTAGGGCTTATACCCTTTTTGTAAATAGACCGAGCAATCAAAAAGGCTGCTCTGTCTGCCTCTTTACCCTTTGCAATCCCCTTTCTTGTTACCCACCCTTTGATAGCATCAATGAGCTTCAAAGTGCCTGATCCTTTTGCCCCCTTAAATTGGCTGGCATACTCCTCGGTCCCTGGGTATGGGTTGAACTTGGTCTTAGTGCCAAACTCGATAAATGGAGCATAAAAGGTATTAGCAGAAACCTCGTAAACCATGTCTCCGACTTTGCTTTGGGTTATTGACCTTAACAAAGTGCCTCTATCTCCCCCCTGACTGGCTAAATCTCTTTTGGCTAGGCCTACAAACTCTATGGCTGCCGCTTGTAACTCAGCATCGACCTCAGTCTTTACCTCTTTACTAGCTGTTGCAATGCGACCTTTCAGCGCATCCAACCCGATGACATTAACCTTAATCAAGCTCAAAAATTGCTAATGCAGTTACCTCCCAATAAAATCGTTTCTCACCTATCCTACGAACACCGCTAATAGAATAAGTTTGCCCAAAATACTCAATTCTGTAATCTGGGGTGATATTGTACCCCCTAAAAGGCAGCCTAAAGGTTTTAGTATCTGACATCTCTGTCCGACCATCCGCTTGACTCCTTGACCCACCGCCATCCTCTACCTCAGCCCACATCTTGTAGGTTGTAGCTACCGACTCGGTAGCATCTCCATTGGCATCAATGGTCTGGGTATATTTTAGCAGCTTTATGGGCTTTAGGTTACCTATCATCCTAACCAGTTAGTAGTTTTGTATCTTGAAGCCAGATTCATGGCCTCGCGGCTCATGCCATCCACATTCTCATCCCCTCTATTAGTGTATCTGTAAGCGACCTCCTTATACATGGCATCCTTTAACCCTTTAGGTAAGTTGATAAAACCAGCCTCGTAGAGCATGGTCATATTTTCATACTTGGGTGTCTTTAAGAGCCTGTTATTCAAAGAGACCTCAAAATCATCTGTGCTGATACTATCCCCCTCATCATCTTTTACATTCAAGATGGTATTAACCGGACCAAAGGGTATCTCAAAGTTACCAGCCAAATTTGTGAACTCAATCTCCCATGTCTTAGGTATTAAGCTCAGGCCAGTAAACTCCTCAATCCTTTCTCTAGCTGACCGAATAAGCTCCGCTATCAAAGCATCATCATCGTTAAAGTCAGATGAGATACTTTCGGACTGATCAATAAACCCCTCGAGCCTGAGATAGTTTTTTACCTCGGCAACGGTTAAGGGCTCAGTCAACCCCGATTCGGAGGTCTGGTCCTCCCAGTCAATTAGTAGATTGTATAGCATAGAGATTTATTAAAAAAAGGGGCCAGCCGAAACCGGCCCCACCACATCAAACCACAGCACCTATATTAGACATTACCAAAGTCAGCATAGATAACAGCATCAGTGCGGAGGAGGTTAATGTCCTCAAAGCACTCAACACGAGCAGTTACCAAGTTCTTTTGGAAGTTGTCGCTATCCTCATAAGAGAACTCAACACGCAGACCTTCAGTCTCAACTCTTTCTACATAGTTAGAGTCGATAATCAGAGCCTTGTCATCAGTTACCCAAGAAGCACCAATTACAGGCACACCAGCGATACGCACGTTACCAGAAGGGTCGATAACAACACCACCAGGCACAGAGTAGTCATTAGGTTTAGTCTTGAGCAAGCGAGCCCACTGCTGGTAAGATACCAAAGCAAAAGAGGCATCGAAGTTAGCAGCTAGTTGGTTAGCAATCCAGTCAACCAGTTGCTCAGCATCAACAGTTGCAGAGGTAGTAGTTGAACCAGTAGCAGCCAAAGATACAGTGCTGAAGAAGGTAGCATTCTCCTTCTTGTAGAAATCACGGAGCAGCATTCTCTGCAAAGTGTTCTGCAAGAAAGGCAGTTGGAACATCATCTGCTTGCTGAAACGAGCAAAGCCAGCGATGTAGTCAGATACAACCTTTACTTCAGTCAAATCATAATCAATTTGGCTTTTTGCAATACCCTCAGACTGAACACCGATAGAACCTTCAGTACCAGTCTCACGATAGGTTACATAAAGTCCAGTGGGAGATACAGCAGTAGGGATAAGATCACGCATGTTGATCTTCTGAGCAGGCACCAAACCTTGACGCTGATTGTAAGTAGCTACACCATCACCACTGAGGTTGTCTCCGAGGGTCATTGTACCTACAGCTTTCAGGTCGATAGTCAGCTTGGCATTTTTGTTCTTTTGGAACTCTTTGAGTTCAGCTTGCTTAGCTTCAAAAGCCTCAGCGATAGCCTCGTTGTAAGCCTCACCAAAAGACTTGTTCTTGTTGTCAACCTTCTTAGCTGACTTCTCAGCAATCAGATGATCAAGAGCAGCTTGGTTCTTCTTAGCAGCCTCATCCATAGTTACCACAGCAGCCTTTACTTCGGCTACATCATTTTTTACACCAGCAATAGCAGCCTCATTGGCGGCTTTCATCTTTTCAACAGACTCAGTAGCTGATTTTACCGCAGTCTCGATGCTTTTCAATTCTTCCATTGTTAGGAATTTAATTTAGTTAATAAGTTATTTAAGTTATGCTTCAATCCGCTTAAATCAACCTCCGGCTCCTTAGCTTCTGCAACTGATTGCTCGGGTTGCTCTACTTTAGGAGTGGCTTCAACAGATATAAGGGATTTTATTGCCTCGTTAATTTGTGCTACTCTGATTTCGATAAACTCGAAGGCATCATCAGAGAAGCGGCCATCTTTCAATGACTTTAAGAGCATGCTCAGCTCTTTACTAAGTTTAGCATGGTTGTCAAGGATTTCTTGACCACTTAGGCTTTTACCTACCTCAATGGTAGGGGTGTTAGGGTTAGCACCCCAAAGGACAGCAGAACCTTCAAAAAGCAATATCTCTTTGATAAGGTTGTACTCACCCTCAGCACTCTTTTGGTTCTCAGCCTTGATAGTTCTAAAGCCTACCGAATGCTGGTTAATATGACCAGATTTGTAGAACTCAAGAACATCATTGCCCCATGTAGTGTTAGGCACATCGGTAATACCTACTAGATAGTCCTTTTCTACATATAACTCAGAGAACTTGCCAATAGCTGACTTTAGGCTTGGGTTGTGGTCTGTCAGATGCCAGATGAGGTTAGCCCCTTTAGGACCTCTCTCTGCCATTGTCTTGTTGTAGGCATTAAAGTCAATGACATCATTATCAAGGTCTTTAGAGCCCATCTGGCTGATAGCAACCTTTACTTTGCGAGTTGTCGTAGAGACATCCTGCACTGAGTTGCTTACTGTCTTTTGTTCAAAGTATCTTTTCATATTCAATATTTTGGGAGGGTTGACCCTGGTTATTATTTCATGATTCCGCAGTATTGGCCGTAGCCGATCAAGCTCCTCCCCTGTTTATTAATCTACCTCTGCTATCTCTTTTAGGTACAACAATCCAACTACATCTACAATTTATGACCATCCCTGCCGAACCGCCCGGAGCTAAGGGATATTCAATCTGCTCTTTGCTCCTAGGGTCCACAAAGTTGTCGTAAAAGTCCACCACCTGACCGTCCATGTGATAATGGTCTTTAGGTTGCTCGGGTCTAAAACCTCTGGTCCTTGTGTCTCTAAATGCAATCCATTCTTTGACCATTTCGTAGTTAAATGACTCAGCCGATGCTTTTACCCCAGTATTGGCAGCCCTTCCAACCTCTGTTCTGATTATCCTCTCCGCTTGCATGGCAGTAAAGCCAGACTCTTGAAACAGCTTAACAATCTCATCGACCGTAAGCTCTTTAGAGATTGCAGATTGCAGTACTAGGATTAAGTGATTCCTAAGTGTCTCTGAGGTCTTTACTACGGCATATTGCAGTAGGGTCCTTTCAAGCTCATCCATTACGAACTTTGCCCACTCCTCTGACCTGCCTATCCCCTTTTGCCCAGCTTCTCTACGGATTAACTTGTAGGTCTGGTTAGCCCAGTACACCCCAACTGACTTGTAAATACTCTCAATTGGTTTGTAAAGCTCATCATTCCAGAGCATTGTCCGCAAGTCCACCAAAGCCTGTCTAGGACCTCGTTTCTTTATTGTACCTATCAAAGAGCTGACAACCTTATCGAGTTGCCTTTTGACTTTAGGAAAGTGTGTTTTGCCGAACTTGCGATTCGTGTTCGCAAACTGCTTGGCATATTCTATTCTCTCCTTGTCGGTCATTCATCAACCTATTTTTTAAGGCCAATCGCTTAGCCTCCATTTTAGCTTTTAGTAAGGCGCAGCACTTCTCCTTTTTGGTTATAGGATAAGTTCTGTAAACCTCACTCATTATCGAGGTCATCTTGATCCTCGTTATTTACATCACTCAGGTCCATGTTTGGAGCTTCGTACTCGCTAAATGGCATACCATCTTGCGTAGTTATCCATGGCTCATCAAAAATGGGGTTCTCAATTCTTTCTAATCCCAACAGCATTCTTTGCTCGTTAGGGCTAAGGGCTTTTAGGTCTTTAATCCATCCTGATTTTTCGACTACATCCTCTTGCAGTTCTGTAAATACGGTATGGTCAAAGTCAATGTAAACATTCTGGCCTTTGTATCCCCAGTCTGTTTGTAGCTTTCTGTTAAAGTGGTTGCGGAACGAAACCAACTGAGGCATTGCACAACGAGTAGTAAGGGCCTTTTCAGCCTCTCTAACGTTGTTATATGTGCTAGACTCAGAATCACCCACCAACTGACTAGGCACCCCATAAACCGAGCTAAACCGCTTTAAATCCCATTTCTCAGAATCAATGATAGATAGCTCTACTGGGTTAAGCCCAACAGACTGCCATCCCATTTTGTAACCAGAGACACCAATGCGGCCCCAGTTCTCTGATCCTACCCATTCGCCTTTACCTACGAGTTTACTCTTAATAGCCTCTACTTGCTTTCTTGTATCGGCAACATCTACCCCGCCATTCATGACTCTTGGGTCATCGACATAAAGGACACCCTTAACCCCTTGATTTTCGAGCATAGCAGCACTCGCCTTAATGGCTGAATTAGACCTACTTAACCTGCGTAAAGCAGATTTAAGAGGACTCATGCCGTAAAGGTGCGAGCCATTGATATCCCAGTCGTAGTTTTGGTATTTATCGTGTAAAACTTGCTGTTTTGTGAACAAAGCATCTGAAAGGACCGGTATCATATACCCCTCTTCAACGATGGGGAACATATTAGTCGAAGCAATGATATTTACCTCTTGGTAGGGTAGATTATGCAACTGATAAGGCTTGCCCTGATTGGCTCCCATGTCTAGCATCTGAGCCCAAACACAGCGGCCACCAGTTATCAGCTTATATCCAGTAGAGTTAGCGACTAGGTCCTGAAAGGTCTCGTAGTCGTTAGGGTATCGTAAAAGCTCAGTAAGTCTATCAACATAAATAGGCTCTAAGGCTTTTTTCTTATAGCCCATAGCCTTTTGAAAGTCCTCAGTAGAGATGTCCTTTTTTCTCATTAATCCCTGATACGACTTGAAGGCGGCTTCATCGACAACCTTATAGGTGGTCCAATCGGGCAGCTTTACCTTGTCTGTAATCAGGGTTATTGTAGAGTAAAGGATATCATTAACCTGATAACCATCCCTTATGTAGTTAGTTCTGTTATCGCTGATGCCAACAAAAGTGCCCCCAGTTACCTGATAGGAAGCAAAAGGCTGGCCTATCGGCATCATCGGCACCGCTTTCTTAGTTAACGCATCCCACGCATCTTTTATTCTACCCACTTTCTTTATTTTACCAAGCCATCACCTCGAATCGGGGCTTGTTTAGTTTTGTGTAAATTGCATACCGCATCGCATCGCATAAGTGATCCCACATCTTAACTGGCTGCTCGTCTGCATGAACCTTGCCATTTTTATCTACTTTCCACTTGTAGGACCTAATCTCTTTTATTAGGTTCGTGCTGTCAGGGGTAACGATTAAAGGCTGGCTCTTGACTTTTTGGATGCCTGCATAGACATCTTTTTCGGCTGGCTTGGCATTGTACCCAGCTCTGACCAGTTCCTCAATAGTCTTAGGCTCGGCAGCATCACAGTAAATCTCATCAGACCTCTTGATGTTTAAGACCTTTAGCCTTTCTATTAAATCGGTGGTAGTTAGCTTAGTTTCGTAAAGCATTTCTTTGACAAAGGTTTGTTTCTCGTGAAACCCCACCTTGACTAAAGCAGTTGGTACTGAGTAGCCAAAGTCTAAGCCATAAACCGTTTCGCATTCATCCGGGAACTGACCTTGCCTCCAATGGGTGTAGATAATCTCTGAGGACTTACCCCTTTCTCCCAACCCAAAGACTTTCCAGAGGTTCTCGTCTGCATCTTTCAGACTTTCAATCTCAGCTATCTGCTCACTTGGCAGGAAGGGGTTGTCTTTGTAGGTTGAATGGATTAAGAGGTTAGTATCTCTATCAGCGACATCGTACACCCAGCTCATCTCATCGACTGGGTTAAAGTCTAAAAAGATGGTCTGCTTGGTTCTAAGGGCTAACTGCTGGTAAATCGAGTGAGGCAATAGATTTGCCTCGTTTATATACAGTATGTCTCGCCCTGGTCCTCTTACCTTACCCGAGTCCTCAGCCCCAAAGAACTCAATGTATGAGCCATTTGGGTAATGATAAACATTGTCGGTCTTGTTAAAGTTGTCATCTGAGTAGATGCCAGCATCTTCGAGTATCTTTAGGATATCGCGCCTAGCACCCCTTTTCAAATGGGGTAAGGATGGACTAACCACCGAAATCGTAACCTTTTCCTTGTGCGGTATGTAAAGAGCTAAAAGTTGTGAAATTGAATAAGTCTTACCAGATCGAGTAGAGCCTTGGTTGGCTATTACCCTAAATCTTTTTGCCTGATAGGCTAGTAAGTTTCTTTCAAAGACACTTGTATATCGAATATCAACTTGTCTCATTGGCTGGCTTGAATACTATGTTAATGCCGCCATCAACCTTAATATCTTGCTCGCCTTTTTCTTTCTGACCTAACCTTTGCTTGCCTAACCAAATAAGCATAGCACGGTCTTTATCTTTGATTGCTGCATCAAATTGGACCTTTCTCAAAAGGCTTTCTCCTGATGCTTGCTTTTCTTGCTTAAATGCCACAAAATCGACCCCTAAATCCGACTTACATCGTTGATACAGAGTGTTTTCGTGGATACCGAGGTGTGCGGCTACTTCTACTCCAGAGCATCCTGCCATTAGGTATTCGCCTACAACATCCCAGTCTATGGTGGTGAGTGATGACATTACTTCTTTTTCTTAGCCATCTTAGGGAGTTTCTTGCCTTTGGAGGCTTTATTCCACTCCTGCACATTAACTCCTTGCTTTTCGAGCTTTTTCTTGTTAATGTTAAAGAAAGCTGCTTGGGCTCTTGATTTGTAAGGCATAGTGTAAAAAAGCCCTCAACCCCGAAGGACTGAAGGCTCGTTGATTTTTTACCCTTTATTCACCCCCTAATATACGAAAAATTTTTGAATCTACCAAATATAAGTAGTACTACTTATCAACATCTGTACCCCATTGACTAAGTATGCGGACCAATTCAAGCATGATTCCTTGACCTCCGGGTGTTTTTAGGGGATGGACCCCATCCAAACACTTTACCTCTAAAGAAGCATCAGCTGGACAAAATAAATGTTTTGCCTTACAAAGCATAGGTATATCCCATGCCGAGTCTCCGATGGCTATCTGGTAGTCAAAAGGGATAGTCTCTTTATTTCGTATGATGTGCAATTGTGCCCCTGACCTTCTAAGATATGCCTCTGCACCTGGCCATGAACTTGCGGTTACTAAATGCACCTGATAGCCCATAGAGATTAGCTCTTTGATGGCTCCGATGTCCTTGTTATTAAAGGACTTAATGATATTACCTTGATGGTCCACCCAGATTTTGCCATCTGTTAAGCAGCCATCGATATCACAACATATTGTCATTGTATAGGTTTTAGATTTTCTCCAGTAGTGGGATTGCCGTATATTCTTATATCATTTTGGTCAACTGTCCTTACTATTCCGGTATCATATAATCGTATAATAAACTGAGGATTGGAATGTATTGATCCGGCTATCATAAATAAGGCTACCCCATAGCCCAATGGTGTCTCTACATCAAAGGGGTTTACTATTTCGTGTATTGTTTGAACTATCATTTTTTAATTATCCAATAATACCAATCCCGACCTAATAAATTGACTGTTGCAAATTTATGTGGAGGCCATGCAATAATGGTTTTTGACTTCTTGCCTAAGATAACCATGCAGCCATGATCATCTAATGATATATCCCACTGATGGAAGCCTTGCCAGTTTTCATGTGTTGCCTCGTTGAAAAACCCTTGCACGATTAGATAGCCTCCAGGCTTAACTGCTTGTAATAACAAATCTAAGGCCTTTCTGGTCTCTTGGGTATGGTCTAAGGCATTTGAGATATGTACTATGTCAAACTCATTCTTAAAGGGCAATTCCTCTGCTGGGTAGGGTAGTGGGGCTTTTAGCTTATGTCTCTCAAAGTCAAAGACTAATTTGTAAAGGTCTCCCAAAGGGTCGCAAGCGGTTACATTTACTAAGCCATTTAGTATTGAGCAGACTCCTGAGCCGACATCTAAGACTGATTCATGTGGAACACTTTTGATAAAGTCGGCTACCTCTTGATTTAGTTCTGGGGTTTTAACTTTACCTACCCATCCCTTTAAGAATCGGTCTGTCTTTACAAATTGCTGCCAAAAGGCAAGTTCATGATAAATTCCATGTAATTCTAGTGTTGTCATTTTGTTTTATTTAGGCCATAAATCTTGTTGCCAGTTTTTACCCCATTTTTGCAGCATGTGTCTTTGACTGATTGGGGTCCAGTAGTTTCTGAGTTGCTTTCTTAGCTGACCGATGGGATGCTCTTTTTTATTCCTTAAATAAGTATGCCCGATGACTTGGCTATGAAGCACCCCCACCCTTTTAGGCTTGACACGATGACACCAGTCAAGGTCCATATAGTAGTAAGGCAGCATTTCGTCTAAGGGATTAATGTTAAAGACCTCTGCATTAACCATAGGGGCGGTCCATTCGATAAAAGGGGTCTCTTTGGGTTCGTGCCCGTTAGGCCATTGAAATCTATGATCCGAGGTGGACATAGCCGGATGTATGCCAGCCCAGCCTAATGTCTCGCAAGCCATAGCCAATTCATAAGGCATTTGTGGCTTAAAAGTTACATTTGAGACAAACCAATAATAATCAGCCTCTTTGTTTTTGGCTATGATTGTATTGTAAGCCCTTGACATATTTCCTACCCCATCCCGACTAACTATCTCATAAGGTAACCCAGTTTCCTCGATACATTTTAGGGTCTCTAGCCATTCTGGTTCTAAGTATTCAAGGGCAACAATTAAGATTCTCATTTTATGGGTGTTAAGTGGACAATAAGGTTTCCATCTCTACTTTCTATGTGCATAATTGCCCAAAGTTTGTCAGTATAGCCAAACTTATGAGCCTCAGATAAGGTAAAATAGTTTATGAAAGTATGCTTCCGATAGCATCTGACATGAGTAGGGTCAGCAAATTGCAAGTCTGGGTTTGCCCCTGCTTCTGGGGTTTCTATGTATAATGCACCCCCTTTTTGTAGTATGCGATAACTTTCATTCATAAAATCTAGCAAGTTATTAAGATGCTCTACCACATGAATAGCAGATATCTCTGTCATGCTATTATCTTTGAAAGGCCAAGGGGTTATATTAAGGTCGTGAACCACATCGACATTGTCAAACTTGCGACAATCAAGAAAAATGTCATTCTCTCTTTTGGCCCAATTAGGACCGCATCCAACTATAAGCTGCATAAGATTTGATTAATTTTATAAATCCAGTAATCCCAAGTATAAGTCTGGACATGGGCTTTAATATTCTCAGACCGTTGCTTCAATTGCTCTGGATTATTTATTGCAAACATCGTGGCATCAAATAACTTGTCATAAGAGTAGCCAGTCTTAAAAGAGTTGCTATCATTTAGGTCATCATCCCCCTCAATAATGGCTCTTATTGTTACCGTTCCTTTTGTGCCAGCTTCTAAAGGTGCAGTAGATCTCGCATCGTACCTAGTAGCCTTTATCATAATAGTTGCCTCATCATATAAACGATTCATAGTTTCTAGGCTTGGCTTAGTAAAGTATTCTGTATAGATATTGTCTTTGGGTGCCTGTAAACCAAAGCCTTTGATTGTCCAGCCTTTCTCTATTAGATTTTTTGCTACTTGTACTGCTATCTTTTCGGTGTCTTTGGCCATATTAGTAGGCTCTGGCGATTCTAGTAAAGCTATTTTGCCCTCTTTTGGTTTATCGCTTATAGTAAAGTCTTCCAAATTTACCCCATTGCCTACATAGTGTATCGGGCCCTTTCTTTGGTATTTATTTTGTAAAAACCTGATATTCCATTGGCTTATTGAGATTAAAGGATATTTAGTAGTGTATAAAGCTAGGCAACTATCAAAAAATGACTTGTTAGTTATGTTAAACAAATGCTCCAACATTTGCAAAAAGACTACCTTTTTGACTGGCTTATCTTTAGCCAATAAAAAAGCTCCATGCGGGCTAGTTACTATCAAAAGATCAGATTTGTCCAATAAGCTAGTAGTATTTACAATCTTACAAGTGATGGTCATCCAATCGCACCTAACTGGACCAGCTTGGTTGTATAAAATAACCTTATGCCCAAAAGACTGCAATCTATTTGCCCATTCGTTAATGACTCTTATCCCGCCATGCCTAGAGTTAATGTTCGGGCTTTGTATAAAGATTCTCATTTTTCGTAGATTGACTTATCTGGGTAAAGGTTCTGCATTAATATCTTAAAGTCTGCATTTATAGTATAAGAACCAATACTAAAAAAAGTCTTGCCCATTAACTTACCTTGCCAAGTACTTAAATTGTATTGATTGCTTAACTTAAAGTCAGCCAAGTATTCAAAGCCGCCCTCCATGTTTTTAGTGTAAGCCGATTTAATAACATACTCTTGCTTCCAGTCTAGATTTAGTAGTTTACCAAACTCTTTAGAATTGTAAACAATTGGAACATGAATATCGGTATAAAGGTCATTGCATCCGGGCAGCTTCGCGGTATTTGTGATAGCCCTTTGATACAATCCAGTCGCTTTTTCAGCCCATTGACTGCACAAACCATCATACCAATACTTAAACTGGTCAACTCTTAAATCTTTCAATAAAAAGTGATCATCATTCCAAAACAGAAAGTCTGGGGTATTGGTCATTTCGCAGCCGGTAAGTATCTTCTGAAAGATGCTAAAGTTCTTGCGGCCTGGCACATCTGGAATGGGATAGTGATCGACATTCTTTACCCATTTAGGCCGTTGACCTATTAGTAAGATTCGACCAGTATAGCCTTTGAGGTGCTTCTCAATCGACCTTAGGGCATACCTCAGCTCGTTGTCCATCCACCGGCTGCCAGTTCCCAGAGCTATCACGATGTCCATTGAATTTGCTTAAAATGTGAATTTTTACAGCATTTGTCAAGTTACCGAACTCTTTGTAAATCAACTCTTTCTGTTCTCTTGTTAGGTAGGCTGATACCATTTGCACTTTCAGATGTGCAGGCTTTGGCTTTCTACCTCGTTTCTGCTTTTCCATACCACAAATATAGGCAAATAAAAATAAATTAAAAATATTTTTGGTTAATGTGTAAAAGTGTATTATCTTGCATCCATAACCAAACGATTTAACCATGAAAGCACCAATCAAACTTTTACTCGCTTTATTAGCGGTTGCCTATGTGATAGGCCTTTTACAAGACACCATTTGCCAATAATCAAAACCACAGCCATGACAATTACACTAATCACATCAAAAGACAGAGCCATCCACATCTTTGAATCTGGAGCTGGCTATTATCAAGCAGAACTATTTGAGCCTACCGACAAGATGTATGATGACCAAACTGGAGTCCGTTTAACTTTTAAGGAGTGGATGGATGCCGAAGCCATTGCCCTTATTATGTTCCACACTGGAGTATCTTATGGGCTTGAATCTGGCATCAAAGTATTTACCCCTACTTATAAACCTAACCGATATAAGGTCAATGATATTATGGGTTTAGCCCATGATTGATGGCAAGCAATAGGTAAACCAACCCCTGAATTTCTATTCGGGGGGCATTTTTTTAACCCTTAAATTCTACACATGAAAACAACTTACCCCAACCACCCAATGCGAGACTACAACGAATGGATCGCAGCGGTTCACAACTATTTTAGAATGACAGCAGCAGAGTATGTCCGTAACAAGTACATTAGACAATTTACCCCTTTTCGTATTGACTCAGATGGCAAAGGCTACTACCTTGTCGGTGATGATAAAATATCAGCCAAGCAGTTTGAGCAGAAGTTTCCCTTACCTTTATTTGTAAATAAGAACGATGAGAACCCTAACAATTTAGGATCAATGTTATCCGAAACGATTTAATAAACCCCACTATGTCAAACGATTTAACAACCTACGACCTGGCACAGCCAGCACAATCCTTGCAACTAGCAAGTGAACTAAAACGATTTGTAAAAGAGCAAAAACTAACCGTAAACATCAAGGGCAAAGAGTATCCCTTAGTGGAGTCTTGGCAATGGGCTGGAGCCCAGCTAGGACTTTATCCCCAGCTTAATTACATCTCTAATCACTCGACTGAGACAGAGATTAAGTACCTAGCAGAGGTCAACATCTGCAAATGGGGCACTAACGAGGTTATCTCTAAAGGTGTTGCAATCTGCTCTAATAAAGAGGCCAACAAAAGGCAATGGGATGAGTATGCTATACTATCCATGGCTCAGACCAGAGCCACTGGCAAGGCCTTTAGGAATCTAATTAGCTGGCTTATGAAAGCGGCTGGCTTTGAGGCTACACCTGCCGAGGAGATGGATTTTAATAAAGTAGCAGAAGATGGTCCTACTATGGATGAGAAGTTTATCTTACTTAACCTTATCGGCCATACAGACCTATCCGATGATGAGGCTATCTTGGCTCAAGAGGCCATTACTAACTGCCCAGACTATAAGACCTACCAAAAATTGCAGCATCGCTTAGAGGCTCGCAAAAAGCCGATTGACCAGATAATTAACCCCTCACAAAAAGACATCTCCAAACACCTTAAAAAGACAGTAAAATGAGAATAGTTACCACAACTGATTTAAGCCTATTTGAGACCACTAAAGCCCAAAGACAAGACTTTGCCCATAGTGTCATAAATAGCCTAAAAGAGGGCTTTACAGACCCCTTAAAAGTGCATCTGCAAGTAAAATGCCTAGAGGACATCGTAAAACAGCTCACCAGCCACCCAGAATATAAAGATTTGACTTTAGATGAGGCTAGTAAGCATGGTAAGTCTTTTGAGTTACACAATGCCAAATTTGAGATTAAAGAGGCTGGAGTTAAGTATGATTACTCTAATTGTGGCGATCCGGTTTATAATGCTCTGGCTGAAAAGTTAGCAGAATTAGAAAAAGAGATTAAAGACCGCCAAGCCTTTCTAAAGGCTGTAAAGCCTGGCACAGAGATATTAGTAGAGGATGAGGTCGTTATCCTTTACCCCCCAGTTAAGACATCTACAACATCTATAACCGTAAATCTAAAGTAAAATGAGCTACAAAATGGCAGCCGCAATCAGTCAAAAGCAACTTGACAAAAAGTTTCCCCAAGGGGTTAGGGTATTTGCACCTAGAGAAAATGCCCCCTCGTTTGTAAAAGGTCAAATCATTATCACACCGAATGACCTATTCCAATGGCTTAAAGACAATCCAGACCTCTTAACGGATTATCAAGGTAACAAGCAGCTAAAGATTAGTATTTTGGAACGCAAAGATGGTGGCGGTTGGAATACCGTAGTAGATACATATAAACCACAAGATAATGGACCAGATAAGGACCTCCCTTTCTAAAATGCAGGCTTATTTAGAGACCCCTATTGGACATGAACCAAATCAGCTTTTAGAGCGGATGGAATATCTGCTTATCATGGTCGCTAAGTCAGGCCAGCTACTTGCAGAGGCTAAGTTAGCCCAGGATCAGATAATTAACCAAGGATTGCTGCAAGCTATGGAGCAGGGGTTGGATAAAAGACTAAGCCCCTCTCTTATTACTAAGTTTGTAGGCACAAATGCTAAAGAGGTTAACTATTTAGTGAACTGGGCCGACCGGGTAAACGCATCTGCTACCCATCAATTAGATGCCATCAGAACTATTGTATCGTATCGTAAAGCCGAAATGAACCTATGAGAAAGGTAACCTTACCGAGACTGACAGAGAAAGCACAGAAGGTCTTTAATGCCTATATCAGGCAACGAGATTCTAAAGATGGATATTTTACTTGCATTAGTTGTTTTAAGACATTGCCAGTAGAGTCTATGAATGCCGGGCACTATGTGCCAGTCAAAGGGGGGTCTTTTCTTAGGTTTCATGAGGACAATGTCAACGGAGAATGCCAACGATGCAATGGCTTTGATGAGTTTCATTTAGTTGGTTATCGGAAGCACTTACTCTTAAGGATTGGCAAGAAAAGGGTAGAGTGGCTAGAGAATAACCGAACTAAGGTCCATAAATGGGATAGAGCAGACTTAGAGGATATCATTACTCTTTACACCACACTACTAAAAACCGCAAAAGATGGAACTGATAACCACCTACCGTTTTAGATGGAATGGGCAGTTTATAGGTATCTTGGGTAAGAAAGACCCAGTTATAAGAACTACCTTATTTCCACAGCATGCTATCCACCACACTGATGAGGATTATTACTGGGTATGCGAAAAGCTATCCAGACATGGATTTGAGTACACAGTAGAGAAATTTACTCATTTATATTCACCACAAAAAAACCACAGACATGACACAAACACAACGAATCTTGATTTATCTTAAATCAGGTAAACAAATCACCGCCATTGATGCCTTAAACAAGTTTGGCTGCTTTAGGTTAGCGGCTAGGATTGCTGACCTTAGAAACCAAGGGCACACTATCTGGACCAATTACATTACTAAAGACAATAAAACCTTTGCAGCTTACAAACTATCAAAATGAACACTAAAGAGCAAGCGATTCAACTGGTTCAGGCAGCATGTGATTTTTACGGCATAACCTTAAAGCAACTGCAAAGCCTAAGAGGCCGCAATCACTTTAAGATATGTAAAGATGAGGATGGCAACACCGTAAGGATAGCTGAGATTAGAATGGCTTTATCCTATTTTATTTATAAGCATTGCCCTATGAAACTTGTAGAGATTGCCCCCTTAGTAGGCTATAAGGACCATTCGACCATGAGTACATACAGAATGAAGATTGAATATTACATAGCTACTGAAGACCCTAAGTTTTACCCTTATTATTTGAAAGTCATAGACTTAGCCTCTGATTTGGGTATTTCTATGAAACTAAGTAGGGTTAAATCACACAAGAAGATAACCTTTGTGGATTACTCAGGCAAATTAGTTTTGGTAGATTGAATTTTTTTTCGTATATTTGTTTTGACAAAGGTCAGCCACTTTTTAAGTGCTTTGTTTAGTAAAGAGTTTATTAACCCATTGGGGTGCGGCCGCTGACGCCAATCCTCAGTGGGTTATTTTTTTGGTTTTTACCGAGGTTTTATCCAGTGCAAATGGCTGCACAAATAATAACCTCACAGATCATACAAATACGTAACGCAAGCAAGTGTGAGCAATGTCCTCCCCTGACAACTCATGACAGTCAAGTGAAAGATGCGTGATAACCGGCCACTGGATGCCGAGGAATGTATGGGTTCTGTGTGATAGAGAAAGCCAAAAGTTAAACAAAAAGGTTTTTATAATTTCTCTATACTCTATTCATGTTTTGGATGCTAGGCTTAAAACCCTTCACCCACTACTTGACTGGATATAGAGGGGATATGCAAAGTATAGACTATGAAAAGTATAGAAGCAAGAGCAGCAGACTTTAAGAGAGATTTACAAACCTTTGCCTTTACAGAGCAAATGAAGCAAGAGTTCTACGACTATTGGTCAGAGCCTAATAAGTCTAACACCAAGATGAGATTTGAGCAAGAGACAACCTGGGATTTAGGTAGGAGACTGGCTAGATGGGCTAATAATAACAAGGATAGGCATAACTTACAAAAGACCCCTACTGGTTATCGAACCATACCAGAGGCTAAAGTGCCAGAGACAGACCTAGAGAAGTTAGACTATGAGCTTATGTTATATAGATTAAACTTTGAGAAAGTGCCCTTTAACCAGATGGATAAGTGGTACGACTATCTAAAGGCTAACAAAATGCTCAAAAGGTTTGGCAAGGATGATGTTGAAATACTTAGAGCAGCCTATGGGGATGACAATCAAAAGTGCCGATGTGCATGTGTGCAATGGACCTTTGATTGGCTTGTTAATGAGGGCAGAAACTTTACATGGCTAAAATCACAACTATGATACTAATTGCATTTATTTGTGGATCAATCTTTGGCTATGCAGTCGCATACATACGATTTGAGGAAGATAATAGGCTTTGAGGCCTTACAGCCTGCTCTTAAGGCTGCAAAAGGCTCTGAGGCTATGTTTGTAGCTTTAGTCAATCTAGGCACAACCTCTAGGGTCATTAATGAGTGCCTAATGGATTGCTACAAGACCATGATGCCTATTGAGGTCATCCCAAAAGATGAGAAATACGGATTGTGGAACTTTGCTAAAGAAAAATGGCCAGAGGCCACTAGAGAGGAACTTAAAGACAAATGTCTTTATATCTACATAATAGGTAACCTATTTTAGTTCTACTAACCTAAAGCCCATCTGCCATAAGAATCTGGCAGTCTTGGAGGACTCCTTAACAACCTTAGTTTCAGACCAGTCAGGATGCTTTAAGTGAAAATGCTCATGTAATAAGTAAAGCAGATATCTATACCCAGTAAGACTAGGGTCAATGCTAATCTTATTCTCTGCCATCCATGCGATTCCCCAAGCCTGCTCTCTGCCTAGCTTACGATGCTCTACTGTATGAGGATTGGTAATCTTAGGAGCC